CGACCTGGGTGCGCGCCCACCACGTGCGGTAGCGGTTGCAGATCACACCGGAGGGGTTGACGGTGATGTTCGCGATATCCGGTGCACTGTAGGCAGTGCCGTCGATGGTGACCGCGCGGATGGTGCGGATGTCGGTGTCGGGGAGCACCAGTTCGTTGCGGTCGGTGCCAGCTACGGCGATCCGCTTGAAGCGGGGCACGAAAGCACGGCCGGTAATCGTCTCGGCCTCTTCCTCAACGGTGAGGCGGGCCGCTGCTAGCCGGGCCGTGGTAAACCTTACGGCGTCGAGGATTGGCGGCATAGCCCGCGCCTCAGCGAGGCCGAAGAGGTAGCCGCCGCAAATCTCTACGTAGTCGCGCACCGTCACCGAAGCGCCGCCTACGGTGCCAGCCCAGTCCACGGTCAGGATGTCTAATGTGGACTGGGCTGGCAGCGCGTACGTGTACACGCCTGCGGGACCAGGGTGTACGGCGTTGGCTGAGGAGACCGCTGTTCCGTCGAGGCGTTTCACCGTGACCGTGACTGTGCCTGCCGCATCGGTCGCTGTCTCATCCACGTAAAAGGTGTGGGAGAGGGTGACCTGTGCGGTGCGCAGGATCCGGAGAAACGCCATCGGCTACTTGCCCTCCGCCCCTTGTGCCTGCGGGGCGGTAGACCGTCCCTGAGGCGTCGCGGTGGTGCTTGTGCTTGCGGCGGCCCGCTTGCTCGCGGCGGATGCCTTGGTCGTCTTCCCCTCGCTTGAGGAGTCCGACTCGAACGCCTCTTCGTGGGCGGTGTCGTGGCCGTCCCGCTCCCGCGCGTCCTCGTGCTGCTTCAGGTACTTGTCGTAGTTATCGGCGCCGGATTCGGTGTGCACAGTGCGGTCCTCGTCCGTGACTGGGTCTACGGCGTAGCCGTCGGGGAGTTCGATGTTCCTCGACTGCAGTTCCTTAGCGATCCGCTGCTTTGAGTCGGGGTCGGATCCGGGGGCCGGTGCTGCCATCACACCCGCACGCACGCGGGCAATCTCGGCGTACGAGTCAAACTCGGGCCGCTCCCGGTCGTACCGTTCGGCTGCCTTGCGGTCCGACTGCGACCGGGCGTCGGCCTTCTCTTCGGCGTCCTTCTGCCGGTCGGCGGACTCCTTTTCCTGAGCCTTTTCCCGATCGGCGTGCACCTTTGAGGGGGCCTTGTCGTCGGCCGCAGACTTTGGTTCGGTCATGGTGATCCTTCCTAGGTAACGGCCGCGTCGATGGTCGACGTGACGTTAGTTACTGCGCTGATAGTTACCCGGATGTACCGCCACGGCACGTCGGGGTTGATGATCCGCACCGTAGTAGTCGCGGTGGTGATCACAAACGTGGACGTGGTGAACACCGTCGGGGTAGCGGAGTCAGCCGAGGAAAGGGGGTTCCATGCGCTGTTGTCTAGCGATCCCTCGACCTGGTACGTAGCCGTCGGGGTAGCACCGATCGTGGTGACGATGGTGAGGATTGCCGGGCCTAGCGTAGTTCCCCGGTCGAGGACATTCGTAGTGACGCCGCCCACTACCTGGCCCGTGGTCAGGTTGCCGTTGTCGCGGAACTCAAGCCCTACACCGTTTGCGGTGGCCTGCGCGAGGCGGTCGTGTGTACCGCCGCCGGTGTTCCGCATTTCGTTGGCTGCCATGAGCGCCATCGTCGACTGGCCAGGCTTGAGGGTGACACCCCACGTAGTCGACTTTTGAGCCACCCCGTTGGTGAACGTCACGTTGTTCCAGGTCGCCGCCGATAGGTACGCGCGCGTCTGTAGCACCGTTGAGTCGAGCGTGACTACTGCCAAAGTCCAACCTCCACTTTGGATCCTGGCCTGCCCCCGCTGGAGTGGGGGCAGGCCAGGAAGTTGGCTTCGGCTTACGTGCCGTCGAAGGTCGGGGCGATGGTGCCGGTACCGCCAACCTTCACCGTCTCACCCGACGGGAACCGGTTGAAGCAGTAGGCGAAGTAGCCGTACATCACGAGCACAACGCCGAGGCTTGCAGCGGCTGGCTGTTCCGCGCGGATGAAGACCGGCGCCTGCGGGTCTTCCCAAAGGTGCATTTCCTGGGAAGGCACGACGTAGATCTGGTCCTGCGCACCACCGGTGATCGCACCCGCAAGGGCAACCGTGGAAACGTTGGCGTCGACACACACCCGCAGGCCGTTGGCGAGGGTGCCTCGGATGCCTTGCGCGTAGCCGAGACCGGAGCTAGTACCGGTCGCGGTGGCCGGGCCGTTGAGGCCGAACACCATCGGCCACGTCGCGGTCACCGCAGAAAGCAGCTTGTACCAACGCCGTGGGTGCATCACTACGAGGTCGGGCTGAGCCCAGCCGAGCAGCGTCGTTTCTACAGTGGACATCGCACCGACAAGCTGTGCGTACAACTCAGGCCCAGTCGGGGATGCGTCGTCGTAGGTACGAAGCTGGCTCACCGCAGCCAGACCGGTCGAGGCCTGGTTGATCAGCGTGGAGTCCAGGACGGTGGCGTAGCGCCGGAAGAGGTCGTCCATGACGATATCTTCAACGCCGGTACCACGGTCGATGGCCTGCCGGGACAGGGTCTGCTGACCGGCAGCCGTCTGCACGTTCACGGAAAGCAGGGTGTCGTCGATGTTCGTCTCGGACACCGCCGAGTTTTCCGTAGCCTGCAAGGCAGCCGAGGTCGCCGTCGTGATCTGGGAAATGTTAACGACCATGCCGTCGGAGGGCAGGTCGTGCTTGTTGCACTGGTCCGCGAACGGGCGCAGAGCGGCGACGGCGGGTGCGTACATGTCCGTCAGGTACTGAGGCACGGTGAGGCCTGCGAAAGCGCCGGTACCGGCTGCACGTTCCAGGTACTGGCCGCGCTCGACACGCTCTTCCATCATGTGCCGGTTGAGGCGCTGCTCAGCGTCCATGTCCCGGTACAGGAACTGCTTCACAACGTCGCGCATGAACGCGCCGCCCTTACGGCAGTTGCCCATGTTGTAGGTGCGCTCCTCGGCACCAACCCGGGCGACCTGGTCGTAGGCGGGGCGTGCCGGCGTGGTGCCGGTATCGCGGCGCTCCTTCTGAGCCTCTTCGATCCGGTGTTCGCCCTCTTGCGCCTTGCGGGCCTTGTCAAGCTTCAGCTTGATTCCGGCGATGTCCTTTTCGTACCGGTCGCGCTTGGCGAAGGCGGCGTCGGTGTCGCGGTCTTCTTCTTCCGTCAGGTTGGCGCGGCCTTCGGCGCGCGCCTTGCTGAGGATCGAACGAACTTCGGCGAGTGCGCGTTCGCGCTGCTTCTCAGCCTGCTCAAGTTCGACCTCAGCACCCATGACGAGGTCTTCAATAGTTGCCATAACCTCACCGTCCAGGGATGTCGGGTCTACACAGTGGAATCTCTTCCGTCGGGACCCGGCCTCATCTGTCCGGTATGCCTGCGGTTCGGTCCCCTGCTACCCGACCTCATCTGTTCGGTACACAGGTTCAGTTGCGCTCATCGTAGCTTAGAACGATAGGTGGTCCAGGTCCTCGCCCAGTTCGTTAGCGACGTGCTTGAGGGAGCGGCCGATCCTGGCCGGTTCGCGGCGTAGTGCCCGCTCCTCTTCGATCCGGCGCATGGTGTCGATTTCCCGGGCGAGGATATCGGTGCGGTGGGTGAGCCGTTCGAAAAGTGCGCGGGCGACGGAGGCGGGCAGCATGTCGATTTCCGTCATGAACTCTTGCTGCCGGGCCGCAATCTCGGTGTGCGGGTTGGCTCCGTAGTTGACGGCGGATACGTCGCCTCGGTTGATATCAAATTCGGCGATTTCGAATTCGGTGAAGTCCTGATTCCAGTAACCCTCAGTGATCATGAAGGCGAAGCTTTGTTCGGTGACCACTCCGTCGTGGATGGCTTCCATCAAATCCTTGACATCCTGCCGCTCCGGATTCAGCCAGGCAATGTCGTGGAGGCCAGTCTCATCCGCCCGCAGTTCGAGGGACCCGTTGGTGGTGCGAGCCATCGACAGGCCTTTGTGGTTGAGCAGGAAGACCACGTCGGGGTTGGACTTCAACGTGGTGTCGGCAGCACCCGATCGCACCGTCTCGGTGTACGGGCCGAACATGTCCCACATGTCGTAGCCACGCTCAAACATGGTGGCGTAGCCCTCCACCTTGTACAACTGCTTACCGTCGCGCTCGTGGAGCTTCTTCTCGGCACGCATCTCCGAGGTGAATGCGGCAGCCCGCCGACCGGTGCCCAAGGCGATGCCCTCTGAGCCGCGCTGCGCGGCCCGCGACTGGATGCCCTTCCCCTCGTACGCGGCACGGCGGGCGGAGGCGGCAGCGACCTTCTCAGAGGCCCGATCGGGCCGATTCTCGCCGTCGAGCATCGAGGTAGTGAGTGAGACGGTGACGTCCGCCGCGCTCGACGTGTTCGTGGTGTTGACTGTTGGCTCCACTCGGATCCTCCTCTGCGGGCGGCGGGTTGTTATCGCCTGCCGGTGGTGCTACTGGCTCAGGTGTCGTTGCGGGGATAGGCCAGAAGTCGCCGATCTCTTCAACCTGCGCCGTGGTGAGCGGCGGGCGGTTGTACAGTTCGCGGGCCTCGGTGCCTGTCATCCGGAAGGTTTCGATTTGCGAGCGGATAACCTTTTCCCGCGTTTCTGGGTCTAGGCGCAGTAGCGCATCCGAGTTGAATTTGACGAAGCGGGTGCGGGGCATCAGCCGGGAGAGGTTCTTTTCCCGCTGGATGAGGACCGGCCCCAAGTTCATGATCAGGAATTGGAGGTTCCGTTGGGTGACGTTGGCGTAGGTGATGTTCCGGCCACCACCGCCCGCTTGCTGCTCCCCGATCAAATCGCCTGGCACGCCAAAGAATCGGCAGATGTCGGAGACCGAATACTTGCGGCCCTCCAACCATTCCATGCCCGCCGACTCGGCTTGGATGGGTGAGTATTCCCAGTCGTTGCCGGTGACGAACACCCCGCCGTTTTGCACCGTAGCGAGGTGGCGGCTACGGATCGAGTCGGCCTCGTTGCCCTTGAGCTGCTTTGTGGTGTTCTTCAAATGCGCACGCGGGGTGCCTCCGCCTTGGAACCAGTCGGCGGCAAAGTGCTGCATACTCGTCGCTTCGGAAAGCGTCCAGGCGGCGTAGGCGATGGGGGAGAGTCCGAGCACAAAGCCGGGCACGGGGTAGCGCCGCTCATGCCACACCTCAGACGGATCGTATTCTTTGCCGTCGATGACCCACTTGTAGCCGTCGTCGTTGGCGCGCTTCCGCACACTCGCGTTGCGTGCGGAGCAGGGCTCCAACTGCGTGGGGTAGCCCATCCCATCCACTTGGGTGATCAACGAAATGGTGTTGCCGAGGAGCTGCCGGTCCCACTCCGTTGCGTGCATCCAGTCGTGGATGTCCCACCCCGGTGCGGGGTTGGTGAGCACACGCGGGGCGGGCACCTCCACGTCGATGTCACCGACGGAGGTGAAGACGTCGAGGGGCAGCGTGGAGACCAAATCGGAGATGAGGCGCACGCACGCCCACACCGCCGAGTTTTGCAGGGCCGTCTGTGAGGTGACCGCCACATCGGAGTAGCGGCCCGATGGGCGCGGCGGGATCAAATCCTGCGGCAACGTCGCTAGGTCACGCCTCTGCGGACCGCTGCCCCCGCGCCAGAAGAGGGTCATCCTGCCTCACTCACATTTGCCCGCTTCCACGTCACGATCCCCGAAATCAAGGCGAGGAAAGCCCCACCCGCCATAAGAGCCACACCGCCACCCGTGACCGGCCACAGTAGATAGACCAAACCGGCTGCGAAGAGGAGCACCGCCAACGCATCCAACGCCGTTGTAGCGGCGTCGGCTGTCACGGTCCCACCCCCTTGAGCGGGCAGTCGTCTTTGTGGAGGGTCGGCCCATCTATCGAGTAGGCGTCACATACGGGGCACTGCCCGGGGGCAGGCGCGAATGAGTCGAGAACGTCGTAGTCATCTTCGGCGTTTTTCTCGTATCCGTACAGGGCCAGGGTAGCCGCATACAGGGGTGAGATGTTCACACCCGCGCCGACTCGTACCCAGTCAAACGTTCCGTACGTGGGGCTCTCCCGCTTTCGAGCCCCTGCTACCGCGCGGGTTAGTTCGTGCTGCCCCATGTGTCTGACACGTCGGGCGGTGGGGTCTGGGTCGTTGGCGTTATCTCCGGTGAGGTCGTAGAACCTCGCGCAGGCCCCTCCGACTTCTTGCACGTTGGGGGTGAGCACTTCGATACGCCGGTTCATCAACTCAATCATGAGTGAGCGGGCGGGTGAGCGGGGGTCGATCACCACGGCGAGGGGAGTCCACCGTTCGATCAGTTCCACCAGCCGGGGGGCAACCCAATCAATCGTGGGTAGTCCGTGTGGTACTTCACCGCCTGGCTCAATGATCTCAACATGGAAATGGCCATCTGCCCGTCGGCCGGCGACGGCGATGAACGCAGAGTTGCGATCTGGGTCCATATCGACGGCGATAGCCATAGCTCCATCAATAGTGGAGGCGGGGTCGTAAAGGGCTTCCCAGGTACGTTCACGGATGATCGTCCAAGTCGGTCGGTGTTCCTGCGGCCACCAGCCGAGGTATTCGGCGCACCAGTCGATCATCTTGCCTTCGGACTCGGCTTGGATGTAGTCGTCTCGTACCGCCTTTACCCCGATCGTTTCGCCTAGCGCTGGCATCGAATTCCACCACGTAGCCTCATCCCCGGGGTCGGCTGTCTCATCCGCCGACCACTCAAAGTAGGCAACGCCCTCATTCTCGCCAGCCTCAACCATGCGCCTGCCGGCTGCGACCTTTTGGCGGAGGTATTGCGAATCAACAGTTTTGGCGCGGGAGATCCCGGGCACCATGGAACAGATCCACAACTGCCGGTCCGGCTGGGTCAGCATTGCTGGCCTCATCGCTAGCTCTTGCCGGTTGTCGGCACGGCTCCAAGCCTCATCGATGACGGCTAGGTTGATGGTGTCGCCGGTACCGCCGCTTTTCGTGGTGGGTGCGCCAGGCGACCAACTGCTGCCGTCGCGCCACAGCATGCCTTCCGCATTCAAGCGGAGGCGGGTGGTGAACATCGGATCAAACACGGATTTGTTGAGGCGGGCGACGTGGATGTCTTCCCACTTCTTGCGGGCGTCGGATCCGGTCTGTGCGGTGTACAGGATCCGTTGCGGCCTGCCCCAGTCGGCTGCCGCGCGGTGTGTCATGAGCGGCAGCATCAGCTCAGTTTTGCCTTGCTGCCGCATCACAACCACGATGACGGTGTGGTACGCGGGTAGCCCATTGCCGTCCAGTTCGAGGGCTACGTCGCCGACCCTGCGCTGCCATTGCATGAGCGGCTTGCCGAGCAGTTCGGCGCAGGTGGCCATGGCCGGGCCTAGCGTTGGCCTATCCGGGGTTCGCGCCGTTCCCCATCTGGGCGGACAGGAGTTGCCGGATTTCATCGGCGACCGACTGGTCAAGCGCACCGCCCTTACCGCTCAGCACAGCCAACGTTGCTCGTAACTGTTGACCTAGCCTAGCGATATCCCCGGGGGTGGGGGCTTCCTCAGTGTCGCCGTCCAAAGCGCGGGCGTACACGGTGGCGAGTTGGGCGAAGGTGCTGTGAAAGGTGCCGGATACGGTGCCTAGCCCGCGCAGATCCCGCTTAAGGGCTCGCTCCATAGGCCCACTCCGGTGGGTGCGGCGCTGCCCCGTATTCGGGGTTTCCGGGATGTTTTCACCGGTTTCTGCCGAGTCTTCGGGGCTTTCCGGGAGTTCTTCGGCCTCTTCTGATGTCATCCGAGCAGTTTAGCGGGCGGCTACGACCTTTTCCGGGTTTCGGTGTTCGCGTTTAAGGCGTTGTAGGCGTCGCGGAGCATCCACCCAGCGGTGTCGCCGTTCCGGCCATCATCGAGCCACAGGGTGAGGCGGGCCGCCTCACCCGATCCGAAGAGGGCGACGAGGGACTGCGCAAACGCCTGGTACGCGGGAGGCGGCTCGCCGTCCCTGTCGTCGTTGTAGCACTTTAAGAGCCGGTACCGATTCCGGATGATCAACGTTCCGTTGGCGTTCAACGTGAATGGGGATGCCTGGCACCCGAACGGTTTCAAGCCCCGTTCGTGTAGCTCGCACAGGTGGGTGGGGCTTTCGAAAGGGCACCGGCGGTTGACGGCGCCGAGCATCCCGTCGGTTACCACGCCTCCCAGCGCTTCGATGACCAGCTGTTCGCGGGTGCCGATGGCTACGTTGATGCCGCTCGCTGATGTGGAGGATCGGCAGCACGCGGCGCGGCAGACGGTGGCGATGTAGCCGGGTTCGCAGCCGTGAAACCGCTGCCGGGCGGAAGCGGCTGAAACCTTGACCCGCACCCGGTCTACTGTTGCTAGCCCATCCACGGGGTCAGCCTATCCAGCCGTCGGGGATCGCAACCCGAACCCAGGCCAGCGAAGGGCGCACCGTACGCGGAGGCACCGGCGTTCCCATCGGCGCCACATATGTGAGACCGGAGTATTGCATCTCCAAGTAGTTGACTGTTTCAAAGTATTGCGCCGTTGGGTATCCGGAGTATTCCATTAGCTCCGCGAACATCCAGCCGGGCAGCATCTTCCACTTCGTCTCGGGGCAAAAGCAGTGCCCCGTCATTCCGTGCGCGCACCCATTTGCGTGCACGCGCTCACCTACAGGCATTACAGGATCTTCCTATCCGCCAATACGGAAAGGCCCGCCCTAGCCCCGTCAGCAATGAGTTTGGGCAACTCGCTTCCGTTGCGGGCGGGCCTTTCCTGACCCCTCTTACCGGCACCCCCTCGGTACCGCACACAGCATGCCTCACCGCGAGGTGGGGGTGCAAGTATCGACTTAATCCCCGTTCAAAGCAGCACACGTCGGTAACGGATGCGCCACCCGGGCCGCATCCGCGTCGGCTTGCGCCCGCGCCCGCGCCGTCAACGTGGCCTGAAACGCCGCGAACAGCGCCCGCAACTTCGCCTCCTCCGCCGGCGTTTGGCTACCGTCGGGGGAAA